ACACTACCGGGAACATTAAAATTTAACCCCATATATGGAACCTGTTGATTGGCAATTTCTTTGCCGGGAAGTTCCGCTGTTCGCAAATAGACCAAATCATCTGTTGTTAAAGGCCCAAGAGTAACTACACGAAATTGGAAATCCCGAGCAAATTCACGCTGTTTGGCAATATCATAGAACTTGAGAATGGACATAATATTTCTCCTAAATCAATATTTCTTTTAATTATTTAGTGTTAATGTATCCGTCTTTTCATAATTCTTTATAAAAACTAGATTACCACAATCCCAAATGCGATTATAACCATTGAGTTTCATAATCTCCCATTCGCTCAATTCTGCCTTGAAATTAGCAAATCGTTTCTGTAACTTATATTTTTGATATTTAATTCGATTTTCCAATAGATTGTTTGTCTTAGTTGAAAAATACCAATAATTTGGTTTACTGATATGCGAAAGTTTAAAGCCTAATTGTTTATAGAAATCTTCGGTACCATAACGCCGATCACTATAGGTTGTCAAACTTTCGGGTTGATATTTTCGTTCGAAATATTTTAATAATTTTGAGGCTCCACCAATAACTTGAGTATGTAATTTTGTACAGAATCGAATTAATTCCAATTTCGCCGAAGCTTTCGTGATTTTACGCTTTCCAAATGTCATTAAACTAACTAATTCGTTATCACTAAAAAGACCAATATGAAAAGCTGAATTATCATTACCTTGTAAATGGTTTTCATCTAAAAACTTTTGTTTTTCCAAAGGTGTAATTTCTTGAATTGAACAGTTTCGAGCATATATCCTCTTTTGAAAGATACCAAGTTTGCTACTAATAATGGATTTTAAAATATTTGATTTAGCCGACCATTCACTTGAAAAAATCTGTAATAACTTTACATTTTGATCCAAACATTTTTGAGTTTTCAGAACATGATAATTACGATTTTTTCCAGCTAATTCGCTATGCCAATAAAGACCATTAAATTCAATGGCTATCTGTTTATTGGGAATATAAAAATCAAGTTCTAATGGGTTGATCAATGTACGATCATTATATCTGATTGTTTCGTTGGGGAGTAAATCCTTCAAAAATTGTCGAATTTCAATTTCAGTAGTCGATACTCCGTTGATACAATTCCCACAACCTAAATATCCACGTTCAAAGCTGAAAAAGGTATAAGGTTGATCACATAGCGGACAAACAGATAATGTTCTTAAATCATGCCAAATTTGATAAATTCGTTCATTAAATTTACAATCATTTGGAAGATAGTTCGTTAAACTGACAATTTGTGGTATCCAATCTGGATGGTCTTTGAACAAATTATCGAAAAAATTATGGGAATCTTTATCTGATAAAAATGTCTGTAATTGATCTTTAAATAACTGTTGATTTTCGGGAATTTGGTAAGTATTGAATAATTGATGAACCCGTATCGCACGCCCATCATAATATGATTTTATTCGACATTTTTCCGAACAAAATATCTTATACCCTTTCGAAAAATTGATAAAGCTTGTTGGTTTTTGACATATTGGACATACTTTTGGTTCATAGAGTATATTCCAAATGGTTTCTAAAAATGGTTGGGATTTTATTTGTGGATAATAAAAATATACAGATTTAATCAAACGGACATCATTACTTAACGACCAAACATATAAGTTTTGTACTTGATTATTTTTTAAATATTCCTGAATAATAGATTTCAGTGCCGATATATCATATAATTCAATCGTTTCATCATTTTGAATTTGTTCTAATTTATTCTTATTTTGAGTCTTAAAAGAACGATTCAGTTTTTGACAGGTTAAACCTCTTTGTTTAAGAATTTGTTTATTTTTCGCCATACATTCTATCGAACAAAATTTGGAATATTCCCATTTATAATTACCACCAAAACTCACCGGTTTTGAACATTCAATACATGTTGGTATAACTTTTATATCAGAAACGAAATTATAAATCGCTTGTGAAATACTATTGTACTTTAATTGAAATGTTTTATTATAATTTATAATTTCATCAAAAACTAAATTATTTTTTAAAATTCTTTTGGTATATTGTTTAGGGTATTCCTGTTTCATTTTTTGAATATAATCTTTTGTTGTCTGCATAAAACCTTATCCTTTAGTAGTAATTATCCATCATTCCAAGAAAAAAGCAAGTCTAAATGAATAAACTTGCTTTTCTTGGCTATTTAATATTTCGAGTTAACCAACTAACTCATTAAAATCTTGATCCGTTCTAGTTGCATAGAATGTAACCAAAATATATTCAGCGGTTCTTACAGGTTTGATATAAATATCAACCTTCATTTCATTATTATCAATGACTTGCGCTGTGTTGTTACGTTCATCACAGACGATTAAATAGTCATAGCATCCTTCATTATTTTTTGCAATATTAAAGATAGGGGTCAACACATTGTTAACACGCGAACGTGTAAACACCGTGTTCGGTTCACCCACGAAATAACGCATAACTTTCAAAGTAGCGCGTTCCAACGTGAGGAACAAACGACGAACGTTAATACGATCAAAGGCTGACGGTTTCGCTTGGAGAGTCTTTTGACCCCAAACTGTGTAACCATCACCTTGGAAGAATACAACCGGATTCACACCGATACGATATAACGATCCTTGTTGTTTCTGATTTGGCTTCACTGCGATATCGGTGATATTGCGGATGATACCATTATTCAATCCCATTGGAGCATACCATGGCTGAAGATTTGCATCCATCCGAGCCATAATAGCCGCTTGCCAACCAGAGAATGGCAACCAGATAAACTTACCGGCAGTATTGTCATAAACACTTATCCAGTTTGCATATGTTGCCGAATAGTTGGAATTTGCGGCAGAATAAAGGTTCTTCAAAGGATTATACACATGTTGTGTAAAGTTCTTACTCTTGTTATCAAGCGTCTTTGAAGATGGACCTTGCACAAAGATACCCCGAATTGGGTCAGAAATGTGTATACAATCTTTACGAGTTTGCTGACAGAAGTTATTGTAAAGATTGAAAATAGTACTATGATAACCTTTATATGCGCTGGAAGTTCCAGTATCGGGATGGCCAAGTGCCGTAATTTGAGTCGAAACATTGGCTGTATCATCAAAGGTTGCGGCACCATTACTTGTTGCAGCGGTATACGCCCAAATGGTTTCTAATCCGGCTCCAACAACGATATCCACATCCAAATCTTGAACATTTTCAGCTAATGTTAATGCTCGTTCAATTTTGCTTGGAATATTACCAACATATTTCAAATCACTTCCGGCAGATTTACATGGTGTATAGCTTCCAACCGGATTTAGTGTTCGGCTGGTATTATATAAACTTGTAATCGTCGCCATATTGGCAATATTACTATTCACAATCATTTTCAGATATGCTGAATTTTGATTAACCAAATTCGCCATATAGAAGGATTCTGGTTGACCGTTTGCATTGGTTCGAGTATCATTACTTTCCAACGAACCGATAAACTTTTCAACTGGTGTATAGTACAGTTTATTCGGATCACTGGCTGTTTCGGAAGTACGTAAACGGAACAGATACATAATCAATGAATCATTATAATATGTATCTCCAAAATTGAAAGATGGTGCCGTTTCCACAATTTCTGAAATATTCCCTAAATTAGTGGTATCTGTACCTGTTAACGTGAATCCAAGCAAATTCGTTTGTAATACAGTTACAGCATTGCTTGAATTCAAGGTATTGATAGCCGAAATCGCATCATATTGGACACTGGAAACATTGATAATAGAATTATCGGCAATAACGAGATAATACCCTTCATACTTTTCGTCAATTGTTGTTTTTGAATCATTGATGATAACGAAACCAGCATTACTAATTGTTGCAAAATCGGTAATGGCTGTGGCCGAAGTACCGTCGTAATTCGTTCCCCAAGAAATTCCACCACTTTGTAAATCAAAATAGTTAGCTTCCGTCATTGGGACAACAACCGGTGAGAGAATTTGAAATGCCGTTGATGTGGCATGTGTTGCTCCATTACCACTCATTGGATACGCTAAAGCCGTATATTCACCATTAAAACCCGTACCATCTCCTGTTCCATACGGAAAACGAGTGACATACATTGTTGCAGGAGAGTTTAAAAGCTCTTTGCATGAATGATAAAAATAGTTTTCAGCGGGATTTGTTGGTCCAGCACCACCGAAGAAAATCTGATCTAATTCTTCTTTGGTTGTAACATTAATTAATTCGTTTGTTGGGCCTTGGCTTGCAAAACCATGTACTAAAACTTTCGTTCCAACTGGTTGCGAAGCTCGTAGGCTTAAATCAATTTCATTTATCTCCACGCCGGGGGCTTCCAAAGTGCGCATGTTCTTTCTCCTTAAAATGATGAATGCTTTTAATTATTTACTATTTTCAAAACGAATTCCCTGACTTCTTACTAAATTATCTCGGTTCAATTAATTCAACATCTACTTGTCCATAAGCAAAGTCGAATGAACAAGAGATTTCGCCACTTTCGCGATAGTCATAATTAATTTCGCCTAAACTTACTGGAAACGCATTGGA